CAGCCTGCCCCACCAGGGGGCGGGGCAGGCTGGGCTTGCTGCCCAGGGGGAACAGGCATTCCGGGCATACCATATCCGGGGCCGGGTTGCTGTGCGGCGAATCGTCTCATATTGGGCTGACCAAAGCCCATCGGGCTCAGGTTATTGGCTTGGAGTCCTGTTGGCATATCGTGATCCAGTGTGGACCGGGCGCACGCTCTAGGCGGGCCAGAAGAGGTTCAAAGGCGAGGCGGGACTTGGCAACACCAACCGTAGTTCGTTCCAGGCCGGGGAGGAGACACCCCTCGGTGTCTTCGATAGTGTTACCAGGATGGATACGGACGCCCTTGTAGTTCGGGACGTCAATGAGTTCAGGGAGCCGACGTTTGAAACGAGCCGAGGGAGTAATGCGGATCAGGTAGCGACCGGCAGGAATGGCCGTGCGGCCCGGAATTTTCTGAGCACGCACGGCATCTTCAATGGTATAACAGTAGAACGTATTGTCGATGTAGAGTTTTCCCCAGGTTCGCTCGTCAATGGTCGGCTCTCGTTCGAGCCGAAGTTCCATTACTTTGCCGGGTCAACAATATGAACTGGCTGGTTAGTCAGGAGACGCAGGGCAATATTACCCACGCCAAGGATGGCCGCAGCCGTACCCTGGGGAATCGGGAGAACCCCGGTCAGTTCAACGGTGGCCGTTACCAGATTGAACCAGAACGTCTTGGAAACAAACAGACTCTTACTCACGTCGTGCGTCCTTTCATACGAGTGTGTCCCCTCCTCAACCAAGGACGCCACCCGGTTAGCTTTATTGTAGATTTTGAGGAGCTTCAGCGGATTCATTCGTGGTCCTTGATGTGGCCATTCAGAGCCGAATCAATCCGGGCCCTGATGTATGCCACGTCCGCTGCCAGTCTATCATGCAATGCCTGATGGGTATTGACGCGACCCTCTAGCCGAATCAGCCACACCACAATAGCGATTGCCCCAGGAATCATCAAATTCAGGTAGGGTGCCACGTCCATGGTTAGATTATACCACAAGAAGGGTTAATGGTCAAATGGCAGCAGCTTGCATGCCAGCCCACAATTCATCTTTCCTGGCCTGTGTCAAGGCATTAACCTGGACGCAATAATTGAGCAAGTATTCAACGGTTGGGTCAAGAAGGTCAATTTCAGAAGCGGCTTGAAAGATAGCCACACCGTGGGACAAAACCGGGTCCGTCACGGTAAACATGGTTGCATACTCGGATGGAGTCAACAACTTTAGAAAGGCCACCTTTGACACGATTCTCTGCTGGCCCAGGACGGCTTGCCGATAATATTTAATCTCAGCGGGTGTCGCTGGGCGAATAGCTTGACCATCCCACCGTTCCGTTAGAGGCTGAGGTTGGCTATCCAATTCAACACGAACTTGGCCCGGGGACAGCGTAATGGGGTCAATGTCGTAGGGAGTCTCACCCCCATACACAAAGATTCCAGTGGATGCTTCTACCGCATATACATAATTAGCCATGTCTCCCCCTTACCGCCTGAACGTCGTGGACTTGTAGGCGTATGCCCACTGCGGCTTGAAGTATGTGTCTGTCGCAATTGTTGCACTGGTATCGCAAATAAAGTTCGACACAATATTAACAGTGATGTCACTTGTAAACGCAGTAGGGGTAATCTGCACCAGCGAAGTTCGATTGTTATTATATGGGTTTTCGAACAAATTGGAAGACGTCAAATCAAATGCCGCTGTGACGGCTTCAATTTTTGAGCCTACTCGCATCAATTCAATAACGCCATATTTCTTGAATTCGCTGGCATTTCCACTCATGGCCGTGGTTGTGACAGTTGATGCACTTGCTCCAGTACATGAAATCTTATAGTTAATGGAGCGAGTATTGCCATCAGCCGTATTCATCTTAGATAGGGCTGTGGCTCGGATGATAATAGATTCGCCGTCATTCCAGGTATTGGCTGGAACAGTAAAGGTGATGACGTTGACATCTGAGGTTGCCGTTGTGCTAGTCCCCGGCCCAATAGAGTTAGTCAATGTGCAGGCGTATTCGGCGTAATCACCCGTGCGAACTTTTCGGTTCGCCAGGGGCACCTGGGACCATACTGCAAAAGGATTAAAGGTACGCATTAGGCAATCCTGTTCACGTAGCCGTTGATGAGGACCACGTTGGCTGTGGCGGCAAAGGCCTTGACCACGAGGCTATTCTGCAGCAAGTGGCCAGGGACCACCGGAATCCAGCCCGATTCGGCTGGGATGGTCAGTTCGATGGTGTCGTCCGGGGACGTGGTGCCGCCAAACTCAATGGTCAGTTTACGGTCGCTGGTATCGGTGTTCATAGCCCAGAGCCAGATTTCATCAAAGGATGAGGTGCCAGAGACTGCCGTGTGGATGGTCGTGCCGGGGGTCGAGGTGGCTGCTACCTTGATGTTCTTGCCATTGGTGCCGCCCGAAAGCAGTTGCTTGCTATACGTTGCCATAAGACTCCTTAACTAAAGATTTGTACCGCGAGCACCATTTGGTCACTATCGCCACCAGGAATGGTGGCCCAGCTTCCGTCACCCCGCAGGTAGGTTGAACTGCTGGCCGTGCCTGAGCCCAGACGTGCCGTGCCTACCGTGCCACTTGCAAGATTCGAGGCATTGAGATTGGTGACGGCTGACCCGTCTACGGCCAACAGGGTTCCACCCGTGCCAATGACGGCACTGATGTCCACGCCGTCGATGGTGACATTGGATGCGACGGCCAGGTTGCCCGTCAAGGTATCGCCCCTCTTGTCCAGGGCATTTTCAGCTAGGGCATTGAAGTTGGCATTCACCTGGGCCGACAGAATGTCAGTGTTTGCCGTAAATGCGTAAGGAATACTGATGGCCATTAGGCACGCTCCAGGAAGAGAAGAAGTCGAGTCGAATAGGTATCTTGTGTGGCCCTGAGCACGATGTAACCTGGAGCCCAGGCGAGTCGTGACGGCAGATTGGACTTGTAGACGTAGGCTGGAGTTTCGCTTGAGCCACTGACCACAGTTCCAGGTGTCACGTCCATCCACCGAATGGACTCGATGGAGTTGGGCCGAAGAATCGAGTAAGGGATGACGGTATCGGTGTCGGCCTTTTGGAAGGTCACATCGACATATTCGAACCGACGAAAGGGGAGGACGCGCCGAAGGGCTGCATCCTCGATCAATATAGTAGGATCTACGTCAGCCATAGTAGCGGTCGCTCAGCAGTCGGCTCAGCATGGCCACCTTGTAGACCACGATGTCCCGGCCCGGAGTAAAGCAGTAAACGACAGGTCGGGCTGCCGTAGCATTTCGGGCAATGGGAATCCTGAGTTTCAGGGTATTGCCTGCGCCCCACTTGGCACTATCCCACTTGGAGACATCCCAGAGTGCCCCACCCGAGACACTGGTTGAGGTGGTTTGGGCTGATGCCGTATTGAATTCCAGCTGGCTCGTAATGACGGTATCTGCGACGTTGGTGTCAGAGCCTAGGTGTAGGTAGAACCAATCGTAGCGTTTCCTCAAAAACGGCTGTTCGTGGTCAATCCACTTGCCAAAGAAGCGGAAGTCCGGGCTACCGACATAGAAGGTATAGGTCGTTGATTTGTTGAGGCCCGTGACAGCGGAATCCAGGGTCAGGGTCGTCGCATCGTTCGAGGTGATACGCTTCTTGTCTACCGGTCGGCCCTCGTCATCGACAACGACGACTTTACGACCCACCAGTTTGGACCCCGTATTGTAGAAGCCCGTGCCCACAAGAAAACTTGTTCCACTGGCGTGGGAATAGCTTAAACCTGCTGTCAAAGTTACAACTTTTGTAGTCTGATTGACACCATTTGTGGCAACAACCACTGATTCAAAGGAAATCCCCGTATCAATAATAAGAGTTGACCCATCAATAATTCCACTTGTACTACTGACTGTAATAGTTGTAGCAGCAAGACTAGCTGATTGGGTAAGATATGGAGCGTCAACTCCATATACACTTAAGGTAGAGACGGAGGTGGTCGTGGGCAGGAAGGTGCCCTTGGTAGTGCCGCTGGGGACACCGTCATTCTTGCTCAGACGGTCAAAGTAGAAGGACTGGCCGTAGTAGCCGCCCAGATAGAGTCGTTGGCTTCCGTCTGCAGCAATCGTGGCACACAGGGATGCGGCGTCGATGGCATTCCAGTAGCTGGCCTCGAACCGATTCAGTTGGTAGTTGTAGACAAAGAGTCGGTCATTTGTGCTGGAGCCAATCGAGGAGGTGGCCCAGATAACTCGGTAGCCCGAATGCTCGTGGCCCGCATAGACGTAGGCTGCACGACTCTGATTGAGGTCCGAGGTAACGGCAGAGGGGCCCAGTTCCAGAAGGCCAATGCGAGTAATTTGGGAACCGTCATAGTAGACGGGCCCGATGGCTGGGTCCCACCATCCCACTCGGCCCTCGAAAGGAACAATAGAGTTGTGGGACGTGATGCCGACGGTCAGGTCTACGGGCTTGATGGCCCAGGTCTGGGGGTCGTTTCCAAAGATGCCCCAGATGGCCGTGCTCATGAAGATGAGCAACAGTTCGTCTGAGTAGGGGTGCATACCCCGGACTTCGTCACCCTCGCCCGTTTCAATAGGTTCGAAACTGGTGGGTGAGAAGTTATCGCCACGGTCCTGCTTGGACCAGTAGATTTTCTGACCATCACTGACAATAAGGCGGCGACCAAAGGTGATGACGTTCTTGGCCTTGGTCGGCGGGCCATTGTTCTCGGTAGTCGAGGGGGCCTCAGTGGTCAGGGCAGCAATCTGGGCCGCACTCAGGTCTACGTAGACGGTCGTGGTAGCAATGGGAATATTGCCGTCCGTCACAATGGACGTGCCACCCGAGTTCTCCAGGGTGAAGACTTGGTAGAGTTTGGCCTGGGTCGTTTGCCGACGAATGAAGACACGCCAGTGGGTATACTGGGCTAACTCGGCAGACGTGGGGGTAATGGTGACTTCAATACGGTGATTGCTACTGGCCAGGGCCTGACTCTTGAAGGTGGCCGAGGATGATTCGCCGCCCGACGTTAAGTTATACGATGTGATGGTAACGTCGTATGTCTCGTTTGGCATGGACGAACTGCCACCGCTATTGTCGGCGGTGGTCCATGTCGCAATGGGTGACAGTCCCCATGGCACGTAGGTCTGGTTGACCAGGGACCGCTTCTCTCCATTTGAGTTCAGGAGGAAGAGGCGATTGCTCAGGACGGTCCCGTCTACTGGATTGTCGCCCGAGCTAAAGCAGAGGGACGAGGGGGACGGGAAGTTGGCAGGCGGGGCCAGGGCTGAGGTGTAAGTGTCGTCACTATTCTTGTAGTAGAGCTTGCCGTCGGTGGTGCAAGTGACGAGATAGTTATTGTAGCCGGTGCCGTTGCTATAGGAGTAGACGTGTTGCCAGTGCAGGGCTTGGCTACTGGAGAGAGCCGTCGTATTGACGGTCTTCAGGCCGGGACGGGTGCCAATGCCCGTCTTGCCTCCACCGACCTTGAGGAAGGCCGTATTGACGCCCTGGGGAATGGCCTCGTCGGGAATCTGGTCAGGCGGCATCGAAGAGACGACACCACCCGCCCAGTTCACCAGTTCTTTGTAGGCATCAGCCACGGGGAATGAACCTTGTAAAGGTAGGCCGTCCGCCCAGTGACCGGGACTGCTGGTAGGTCATCTTCAAGGATTGCTCCAGCATGGTCAGGCGGCTACGCCAGTGGGCTTGCTCGTCTCCTGTGGCCCTACTGTAGCCTTGCATGGCCAGGAGGGTTCGCAGGACCAGGATGTCGTCGTAGGACTCAGGCAGGTCGGGAATGTCGTTATCGTTGACTAGCTGCCGAGGCTTCCGGTAGAACCGATAAAGGAAGTCGATGTTGGCCTGGGGCGTGCCCAGAATTTCCAGAATGCGGAACTGGCGACCATATTCGGTCGCTGTCAGGCTCAGGAGTGTCTGGCTATTGCACGTAACGGTGATAGTTCGGGACCAGCTGGCTCCGATTTTCGTAATGTCCAGGATAATCTGGAAAGTGTTGGTGGACGTGAGCGTGGACCATGCGTTGGTGCTGCTCAAGGTTTCTTCCACGTAGTCCCCGGTTGAGGTCACTCCACTCACAATGATGGAGTTGACGGCGGCTTCGGTGCCCCCGGTCGTTGTAACCGTTACGACAGCAGCCGTGGTCGGCTGTGTGGCAACCTTGGCCACACCTGACAGCATGAACCGATCAGGCTTGGTGGGCGTGCCGTCGGCCCAATCGACTCCAGACTCCAGGAGGGAGCGAGCCGGAACTTCTTCCAGGTATTCCTTGGCGTCTGAATTGTAGAGGTAGAGGGGCTGGTCGAACTGGGGATGGAGTGCGTAGGTGGTGACATTGGCCAGGACGGACAGTGTTTCCGAGCGGGGCCACAACATGAAGTCGTATCGGTCTTCATGCAGGAGTTGCTGATGGTGCTCATTCAACGAATTCTTGACGAGCGTTCGCATCAGCCCCGTATCGGACTGGTCAGCCATCCATGCCAGGGTGTCATCCTGGAGTTGCTTGAAGGTCCGCACTGGACCTTACTCCTTGAAGTAGGCGACGTTGACGGTAGACGTGCCACCGTTGCCAATCATCTTCAGATTCTTGATGTTCTGGTAGCCCTCGATGAGGACTTGGTCACCGGCAGCAATGTTGACACCATTCGTGCTGGACGGAGTCGTGCCATCGAAGGTGGCGTAGACACCATTGGTTACCGTGGTCAGGAGGGCCGCAGTCGCCTTTCCACCCTGGGGCGGAAGGCCCTGAGACGCACCTGACGTAGTGGTCATGACGGCAGTGCCCGTAAGGGTGTTATCGACCTTAGAGGCTGTCGGAGACACGGCTGCCCCCGTCGTTACCGACAACTGCTCAGTCGCGTAGGACTTCTTATGATTCAGGGCAGAAAGATTTACGAAGGAAGCCATGCCTGTTCCTTTCCGGTGTAGCCCACGGAGGGAATACCGGCGATACGGTTAAAGTCGTCATTGGCCGCACTCTCTGCCGCGTGGAGCACTTTGGCCCGCTGGGCTTCAAGAATGGCCGTATTGTGTTGGTCCACCTGGGACCGGATGGACCACGAGGCATCTCGCTCTGGGTCCAACCTCTTCAAATAGTCGATGAGTTGATCGTCCAGGGGAAAGTATCCGGCAGAGACGCGATGTTCACGGCCCTTCAGTTTGCACAGGGGACAGGAGAGTTCTCTGATTTCCCGGACAGGCACCTCAAGAGTTGTCGTGCATCGGGGGCAGGGCATCCGCGTGCCTGGACGAATGCTCAGAATGTAGAGGTAGCCGTCCCGCAGACGAATGGAATCGTCGTTGGTGGATGAGACGGGGAAACTTGAAAGGGCTCGACCAACTTTCTGTTCAAGTTGGTATTCCTTGCGGGCGTCGGACCAACGAATACGAAGTCGGCCCTTGAAGGCTGCTTCGAGACGTTCGGCAAAAGATTCTGGGATAGTAGACATGATTCCTCCTCAAGAAATGGGGGGAATGACTTCCCCCCATTGTCATGCTACGTCTGTCGGGTCAGCGTGCCCGTGATGTTACGGACATACCAGCCATCCACGCCATCACTGACGAGGGTAAAGCCCATGCCTACAGCATCCGAGGACGAATCAAAGTACACATACTTTGCATCCGCAGCCGTCACACCCGGAGCCACGATCTTATCGGCTGAGTTCGGAGTCACACCATGACCATTGGACGATGCCGTCGTGGCAACCGTCGCAATCACGAAATGGTAGAAGATACCCTTCTGGGACTTCTGAACCGGGGGCAGGGTGAACTTAAAATTCGTGGACGAGTTCCACGCGAACGTCTTGCCCGAATCGGACGGGAGCAACGTCGTTGCTGCCGTTGCTGCCGAATAGTCCCCACGCTCAGTGCGGGGGAACTTCAACGAATTTGCATTTCCCATCTGTAACTCCTAGGGGTGCGATACCCAATCTATCGCGCCAAAAGGGTGGGGGTTTCCCCCCACCCTAGATTAGACTTGCTTACGACCACACCTCGTTGATGCCGAGGAGCACGCCGTTCTGGTTACGGGCCTTGCACATCAGTTCCTGGTAGACGAACGCGGTCGCACCGTAGGCGTCCACGTCACCACCACTGATACGGTAGAACACCGAGCCGTCCTTATCCATGAAGTCCAGCGGGGCCATCTGTGCGAGGCTCAGCGAGCTGGGCGTAATCGCATAGAAAGCATTCCGTCGGCACTGCACGTCAGCCACGACCGGCTTACCGTTGTAGGTCACGGCTTCCCATCCGCCATCGAGCTTCATGACGTTGTAGAAGACACGCTCGTCCTGGCAGAGCTTGACGTAGGTGTCACGCATCGCCGGGTGGCAATGGAACATCTTGAGGTCCTGCTCGTCAATGGACGATTCAGTGATGATCCGGCTGACCAGCTGCTGGATGAGCGGGAAGCTCAGGTCCTGCTTGGACGAATCGCTACCAAGCACAACGGCCTTCCAGTCCGGATAAGTCGCCACGGGAAGCCCGTGCAGACCACCCGACAGGAGGGTTGGGTTCGCATCACTGATAACCGCCTGGATGCCCGTCATCTCGTTACCGAGAGTGTTCTTGAGCACGAGGTAGTCACCTGACGCCGAACCTGACACCGTGCCCGTCCAGGTAATCGCGGTCGAAGCCGTCGAGACAGCCCCACGAGTGACCACGATGGCCGTGCCGAGCTTGGTCGAGTTGTCCGACGCATCAATCAGGTCACAGGTCACCGAACCAGTACCCAGCTGGGTCGTGCCGTTGCCGTGGCTGTCATCGACGTTGGTGCCCGACGTGTCATCGGCACCGGTCCAGTAGGCCAGCGCACCCGTGCCGTCACCATTCAGCTGACGGTTGATGCCACGCTTGGTGTCGGTCATGACATACTTCATTTCCGACTCAAGGGCCTTGAGGAACGCACCCTTGTTGGACTTGGTCGCCGCGATGGCCTTACCACTCACGTTGATACGCGAGTAGAGCTGCTTGACCGGCACGATGGCCCGGACAAAGCCCTGCTGACCAGCCGCCGGAAGGGTGTCACCTTCAGACGCACCAATCGCCGCCGTGTTGTTCCGGAGACGATGGATGGCCACAACGAAGTTGCCGCCTTCGACCGGGGTGATGTCCTTCTCGATGGCCGAGAGGAGCGGGGTTGCATTGTTCAGAAGCTCCTGAAGGGCCGGAAGATAGACTTCCCTCAGGATGGGGGTAGCTGCAGAGTAATCAAACGACATGATATACTGACTCCTTATGGATGGACCTTAGCCATCCAACATTGATTCGGCTCTCCTCATCAAGATATTCCAGTCAATCTGGCCGTTCTTCTTGAACGCTTGCTGAGTCCGCTGCGGAGGCGGTGGAGAACCAGAGGGGGGTTCCATTTTGGCTCGGGCCTTAGCGACCTCTTGCCGTTTGAGGTGGTCGGCACTGGTAGAGCGGATCTTGTCAGTCCAATCCTTGGCCACATGTTCCGCAAAGGTAATGGCCTCGTCAATAGACTGGGGATCCATCTGGGCCACCTGGAACCGAATCGACTCGTCCGCGTATGGCAGCACATCCTTCAGGATGCGGAAGTCATCACGGTCAAGGGTCGAGTTCAACGCGGTGTTGAACTTATATCGGTCGGCTTCAA